CCTCAATAGTGTTTTTGTAAATGGATTTGGAAATCCAGGTGGTCTTGGACAACACAATGGACCTCGTTCTATTGGTGGCGGCGGTGGAGGTATTGGCGAAGCAGGATACTCAGGTGCTCCTGATGAAGCTAGTGCTGGTGCTGGTGGTAATGGATTGGCATTTAGTATTAGTGGCACTTCTACTTGGTATGGTGGTGGGGGAGGTGGATCTTTTCATGGAACTACAACTTTCCAAGGATCAAGTTTTAGAACACGAGGTGGAGTAGGTGGTGGTGGACTAGGTGGAAGTAGTAGCAACAGTGGTCCAATCCGTAGAGGTGAAGCAGGACAAGCATTCACTGGCGGTGGCGGCGGCGGATCCGAAAGAGGTCCATCAAACGCATCACCAGGAAACTATGGTGGTGCCGGTGGTTCTGGTATCGTCATCATCTCTTATCCAACCTGATAAATATCTAAAAAGTATTATATAAATGTCAACACTCCGCACGAATAATTTACAGAATCCTGATTCGTCGAATGTAAATATTGAGCTGACCCAGAATGGCGGTGCGGTAGTTTCTGGTATCGTCACCGCAAGTGCTGGAATTGAAGGAAATCTGACTGGTAATGTAACTGGTACAGCAAGTAATGCTACTGGTATTAGTACTTCTCAGATTAATGTTGGTGATACTTTCTTAAAAGCAACCAATCAAGTTGGTCTAGGGCAGACTGATACTACAGGTAGAAACGCAGGAATCAATACTGCTTTTGGAACACTGATTTATAATACAACTGACAGGCAGGTTCAAGTTTATAAGAGTGATGGATGGAAGCGAGTTGGGGAATTAAATACGCAAGCAACTGGTGGAATTGTAAATGAATATACTTTAAACGGTTTTCTTTATAGATCGCATAGTTTTGTATCATCTGGGATTCTTCAAGTTCAATCAGTTGATGATACCAATGCAATCGAGGCATTACTTGTAGGTGGTGGTGGCGGTGGTGGTCAGTCTCTTGCAGGTGGTGGAGGTGGTGGAGCCGTAGTAGTATTAAACACGTTACCAGCATTTGCTGGAAGTGCCTTCACAGTAACTATTGGTGCTGGTGGAGTTGGAGATGCTGATGGAGAAAGTGGTAGATCTGGTCGTCGAGGAGAAACTACTAGCATATCTCATCCTGGAGGAACTATAAACGCAACAGGTGGTGGAGGAGGAAGTTCAAGATCTAGTGCAACTCCATCATCTATCCCTGGTGCAAATAGTGGTGGTGGTAGTGGACCTGGATATCCAGCAGGAACTGCAACTGCACCAACTTTACCTGCTAGTGTAGGTGGAAATGTATATGCTGGATATACTGGAGGTGCTGGAAATAATAGTCCAGGTGCTTATGGTGGAGGTGGTGGAGGTGGAGCTTCTGCCAATGGACAAGATGGAACAGATAGTTATGGTGGAGCAGGCGGTGCTGGATATACTGTAGGTGCATTTGATAGCACGGTTCCATACATTTACGGTGGTGGCGGCGGTGGTGGTGCATACACTAGTGGTTATGCTGGACCTGGTGGTGCAGGTGGTGGCGGCGGTGGTGGTTCAAATAACTCACAACCAAATGCTGGAACAGGTGGAACTGGTGGTAGAAGTCTTGGTGGTGATGGAGTAGGCAGTCCCCTTGCTGACCTACCTGGACAAAATGGTGGTAGTGGTGGACATAATACTGGTGGTGGCGGTGGTGCAAGTGCTCACCAAAACAATATGGCTGGAAATGGTGGTTCTGGTTATGTAGCATTTAGATATAAGGTTGCTACTATTGGGACTGCAAAAGCAACTGGTGGATCTGTTAGTTTCTATAACGGAAAAACTATCCATACATTCACTTCTAGTGGTTCATTTGTTGCGCCAGCATCTTTCAATGAAACTGTTGAGTATGTTGTTGTTGGTGGTGGCGGTGGTGCTTTCCACTATGATGTTGGTGCAGGTGGTGGTGCTGGTGGATATCTTACAGGAACAACACCAGTATCTGGACCAGGAACTACTACCGTTCAAATTGGGGCTGGCGGGCAAGGCAGATGGACCCCTTCTGGACCTCTGGCGACGGACGCAACTGGTGGTGTAGGACAACCATCATATTTTGGTTCTATTATTGGATATGGTGGCGGAGCTGGTGCTTATAGAGCTGCTGCTGCAAATGAATGGAATGGTGGTTCTGGTGGTGGTGGTGGATATAATGAACCAATAGGTGGTTCTGGAAACAAAGTAACCTCAACCAATACTGATGTTGCTGCACCATTAAGTCCACAAGGAAATCCTGGTGGTGGTCAGTCTGGCGCTGCTCCTGCTTATGGTGGCGGTGGCGGTGGCGGTGCTGGTGCTGCTGGCGGTCAAGGTAGTACAACTGCTGCAGGTAATGGTGGTATTGGAGTTCAAATTCCTGCTACTTTTAGAAATCCAGAACTTACTATTGGAACACCTGGTCCTGCTGGTGTCGGATATCTTGCAGGTGGTGGAGGAGGTTCTAGAAATGAATCTAGTCTATCGCCTTCGGATCTTGGACAAGGTGGTGCTGGTGGTGGAGGAAACGGTGGTTCTGGTGACATTGCTGCAGAAAATGGTGCTAATGGAACTGGTGGAGGTGGAGGATGTTCGGAATATCAAGCAATTGTTCCTCTTGGAGATGCTGCTGGTGCAGTCGGTAGTGGAGGTTCTGGTATCGTTCTTATTGCTTATCCAACTTAATATTTTTTTAAACACTTTCAGGAAATCAAAACATTAGTGCATAGTTAGAAATCTTTACTAGTATAGCTAGTAAGTATTTCAAACTAAAAAACAATGGACAAAACATCCTATGAAAATTGGGTGAGAGTCAAAGAAGCTTTAGAATCATCAGGAAATACAGATAATCTTTATTACAAACGAGCTTGTGCTATAATCGGAGGGTTACCTGACCCTATGGACAACTTGCCGAATGTCTCACAGGATGGATGAAATAAAACCAGTTCATTATGTCACTCGTGAAGAGTGTCAGGAGATGATTGATGATGCCATACGAAAACACAATCGTAATGCTTCGATTATTTCAATGTGTGTTGGTTGGGTTGTTCTTGCACTTTTTGCTGAGGGTCTCCTTCGACTCATCGGAGTAATCGATCCTATTTTTCCGTGGTTAAAAATAACACTGCAAAACTAAATGTCGGAAGAAGACTACAAAGAGTTGCAGGAAAAAATTAAAGATCTTAGAATGCGATTGTTATTTGAAGAACCATGTCCTTTATATGAGGATGAATATGAAGAAAATTAATGAGATTGCATTAAACATTACTGTAGCAATCATTGATTTTTTATACCAAGGCAGAGACTATCAACGTTTCTGGGTTTTGGAAGAGATTGCTAGAGCACCGTATTTTGCATTCTTAAGTGTATTACACTTGAGAGAGTCTATGGGTCTACGAGGTCCAGAACACATCTATTTGATGGAGGAACATTTTGCTCAAACACTTAACGAAACAGAACATCTGGAATATATGGAAAGTAGGGGCGGTAATGCTCATTGGGTGGATCGTGCTTTCGCCAGACACCTTGTACTTATCTACTATTGGGTCAACGTGGTTTATTACTGGGTGGCTCCTAGGTCTGCTTACCATCTCTCCTACGAAGTAGAAATTCACGCAGCAGAAACGTATGCAAAGTATCTTGCCTTGAATGGTCCTGATGAAAAGATCCTTGAGATCTTAAACGATGAACTAGAGCATTCAAGAGAACTACATAAAGCAATGGAACTTATCAAATGAAAGTAGGATTAATCGGACTAGGACGGATGGGCGAAGGAATGTCCCGTCGTATGATCAAAGCAGGTATTGAAGTTCACGGGTACCGTAACAATGTTCAGAAAGCTGAGGAACAATTTGAGAAGGGTTATATCAGTGGATATACCACTTCTCTGGAAAGCCTTGTTCAAATAGTTAAACAGAGAGGTCCTGGTATCTTTCAACTTGTCATCCCCGCAGAAACCGTAGAGGACACACTAAATGAGTTATTACCATTACTTAGCGACGGGGATATTATTATTGACCATGGCAATAGCAACTTTAAAGATTCTCGGAAGAGAGCAGAAAGGTTGGCCAAACTTGGTATCCAATATATTGATTGCGGTACTAGCGGTGGAGTTTTTGGTTTGGAGCGTGGATACTGTCTTATGGTTGGTGGTACAAATACAGCAGTATCTGTATGTTCCCCCATTTTCAGGGCACTTGCACCAGGTATCGGCGGTGCATCCAGAACTGATCCTTTGAGTTATGAAACATCTGCTGAGCACGGTTGGCTACATTGTGGACCACCAGGAGCAGGACATTTTGTAAAGATGGTTCATAATGGAGTAGAGTATGGAATCATGCAAGCATACGCAGAAGGATTTAATATCCTGCATGAAGCTAATGCTGGGGCAGCTTACGTTAAAGAGGGCGATGCTGAGGTTGCTCCGATGGAGAATCCAGAAGATTATTGCTATGATATTGACACTGCTGAGGTGGCTGAGTTATGGCGTCGTGGTAGCGTGGTTGGCAGTTGGTTATTGGATCTTACTGCGGATGTACTTCGGGGCAATACAGAGCTTAGTAACTTCGATGGAGGGGTATCCGATAGCGGTGAGGGTCGCTGGACTGTTCATGCCGCTGTCGATTTGGGTGTACCCACTCCTGTCATTTCTACGGCGTTGTTTGAGCGTTTTGAATCTCGTCGTTTGGGTGCATTTGCCTTCAAGGTATTGAACGGTATGCGTTATATGTTCGGAGGGCACAATGTTCGCTGATGTTCTCAAATGGATTGCAATACCGTTTGTACTGGCCACGATATATTTCGGGGTACGAAAAGGTGAAAATAACTACTATGAAACAGACAAATACGATGGAAACGGAACCGCTCACTAGAGGTATTGTTATCTTCGGAGCAACGGGTGACCTTTGTAAGAAGAAACTAATACCAGCACTCTTCAAATTGTGGCAGAAAGGTTTACTGCCAGAGAACTATTTGATTATGGGTTCTGCTAGAAGAGAACCAACGGCAGAGCAATGGAAACAAAGTTTGGGTGATTATCCAGAGGAGTTTCTTTGGCACTTAGATTATCAGATGGCAGATCTGTCTATGGTTGATACGCTGAGGCATCTGCCAGATTATGTTAGTGATGTTACTTACTTCTTGTCCGTACCGCCAGAAAGATATGAGGATGCTATCATCAATCTCAAAGAAGCAGGATGTCTCGACGACCCAGACCGCTCCCGTGTGGTTATTGAAAAACCCTTTGGGCACGATTATAAATCTGCTCATCATTTACAGTCTCT